AATTTTTACTGGATCGTGGCATATAAAGCTGAGATAGATGTAAGTGTAAAGAATCTGAATCAGGTAACAGATTTAGAAACTAAATTATCCAGTATTAGTAGAAATGTAAACGCACTAAATAAAGGAACAGGAGGAGGCCGTAGAGGAGGTGGCGGTGGAGGCGGTGGCTCTTCCGCTAGTCCAGAAAAAGAAGAATTAGCGGTTTTAAAACTTCAAAATACAGCATTAACACAAGTTAATAGAGGATTAAGAGCACAAAATAAACTAAAGGGGGATGGTTTAAAGCTAACAAAAGCTATTTCAGATTTAGAAAATATAGCCGCTAAAAATGATATTGATGACTTAGATTCTGTAAGAAAAGAAATTGAAGAAAATAAGAAAATATTAATTCAGACTGAAGAAAAGCTGATTGATGAAAAAAGAATAACTGCTGAAGTAGAAAAAAGAGCAAAGTTACTAAAAGGAGGACCTACAGGATTTAAAGCGGATCAGTTTGGACCTCAAATGGCTCCTACTAAAGGTGCTGGTCAGGCAGCAATGAGTATCGACACCATCACTAAACAGTCTGAAAAAAGGCTGGCTATAGAGATGAAGTTAAGGGAGCTTGAAGCTCAAGGAGTGAATACTAAGAAACTACGGGTAAAAATGGGAGAGCTTGTAGATGCTCAGAATCGTAGAGATTTTGGAGATATCAAGCGAATAAATGGAGAGTTAGGAAAAGGTATAGCAAAAGAGAAAGGTAAGTTAAGAATACTAAAACTTCAAAATCAAGAACGAAAAAAAGAGGATAAGGAAATAAGACGAACTGCACCAAGCTCTGCTTTAAACTTTGATAAAAGAACGAATAAGTTATTACGAGGACCAGCAGGATCAGGCGGTGGAGGTTTTAGAAACTTAGCCAGGAGATTCGATACCCAAAGTGCATTGATAAGTGGTGGTTTTCCTCTGTTATTTGGTCAAGGTCCAGGGGTAGCAGCAGCAGGAGCTTTAGGTGGTGGTATCGGTGGAATGTTCGGCCAGATGGGTGGTTTTGCAGGAGGTATCGCAGCCACAGCAGCAGTCCAAGCTATATCAAGTGCTCTAGATGAAATAAGTAAACTCGGTCAGGCAATGGGAGCGTTTACCCAAGACACCCAAGCAATGACAGCAGCAATGGGGTTACAGGGGTCTGCCCAAGAAGCACAATTAAGACGAATTGAAAAAACACAAGGAAAGACAGCAGCTTTCAATGCTTCCATGAAAATGATGGAAAATAGAATAGGAACTGACGGTGTACGCAAAATAAGACAATTTGGAGAAACAACTCAAGTATTAGGAAGAATTTTTAGTGATACTGTATTAAAGTTGCAAGCGTTTGGTGCTGGTATTGCAGACTTCCTTGCCAAAATATTTGTAGGAGATAAGAAACTCCAAGAGGCCAGAGTCAATCAAACTATTGACGATATGGCTGCTGGAGGAAATACGGAGGCTTTAGCTTTACTAGCTAGAGAAAAAGAAATAGGTGAGACAGGATTTAAAACAACACAAACTTCTGTACGATCCACAAGTAAGAAAACAGTAGCTTTACCTGGTACTAAAGACGCACTTGCTGAAATTAAAAGAGCAAAAGAACTTCTTGTTATTAGAAACAGTGTTAGTTTGTCTAATGATGAAATATTATCTAAATCCCAAAACCTAGTAAAAACAAAAACAGATGAACTTGATCTTCAGAATAGAATAAAACAGGAGATGGCAAAGGGTACAAATAAGGAACTCGCAACATCTTTAGCAAGAGTAAATCAAATATTTGATAAAGAACAAGAAATTTTACAGAGTAAAGCAGATCAGTCAAAACTGGATGTAGACAATGCTGAAAAAGACGGAATAACAGGTGATAAGTTACAAAAAATAAAGGATATACACCAAGCAAATACAGAAGAACTTAAAAAACACAATAAGTTGAGGGGTGATGCAATTAAACTCGAAGAAGATCTTGCCCTAGCAACTGACAGCCTAAAAACAAATTTTGAAAGAATAGGTGAATCTATTGCTTCTGGTGTTAGTGATAATTTAACTGCTGCTATACAAGGTACAAAGACTTTAGGTGATGCAGCTAAATCGATCTTAAATGATTTAAGTTCCTCTCTTATACGACTTGGTGTAAATACATTACTATCTAAAATCCCTGGTTTTGGTGGTTTACCTATTTTAGGAGGTAAGGCAAGAGGCGGTCCAGTTAAAGCAGGAGGCAGTTTTGTAGTAGGAGAAAAAGGTCCAGAATTATTTGTACCAAAAAGATCAGGCACGATAATTCCTAATGACAAACTAGGTGGAGGTAGTACGAATATTAGTGTAAATGTAGATGCTTCTGGATCGTCTGTTCAAGGAGATGCACAACAAAGTAAAGAACTTGGCAGAGCTATCTCAGCAGCGATACAATCGGAATTATTAAAACAAAAAAGGCCAGGAGGTCTATTAAGATAATGGCTACTTTTCCTAGTTATAATCCTGTTTTTTCTGCTAATAAAACTGATCTTACTAATACAAGAACAGTTCAGTTTGGTGACGGCTACCAACAAAGATTTACTTTTGGCATAAATCAGAAAGCAAAACAATGGAGTCTTACATTTAATGTTGATAATGAAGATGCAACTGAGATTGAAACATTTTTAGAAGCAAGGAAAGTTGATGGAGCATCTTTTGATTGGTCGCCTCCAGATTCATCTACTACTTTCAAGTGGGTATGCCCTGGATATACAAAAGAAATATTTGAGTTTAACAGAAACAGAATTAATGTAACCTTTACGCAAGTATTTGAACCCTAATGGCAAATCCTATATCTGAAACCCAAGCAATAAATCCTGGGTCACTGATTGAGTTATTTGAACTTACAACAGACGCAGCTTTACATGGATCTGCTACTACATATAGATTTCACGCTGGTACGAACGAAGTAAATAATGGAAATATTATTTGGGATGGTAATACTTACATTGCAATACCAATGGAAGCTGATGGTTTTAAATATGCAAATGGTCAATTACCTAGACCTACATTAACGATCAGTAATGTTACTAATGTAATTACTGCAATATTATTGAATGTAAATCAAGTGACTCCAGGAAATGATCTTACTGGTGCGGTAGTAAAAAGAAGAACAACTTTAGCTAGATTTTTAGACGCTGCAAACTTTTCTCCTGTAGCGACAACAACTACAACAACTCAGACTGTAGCTGATCCCTCTGACGCTGAAACTGTCACATATACTGTCACAGTAGTTCAAGATGGAAATGGTGATAACGTCTTTGCAATAAATGGAGTTCAAAAACCTGTCATCACAATGAAACGTGGCTCAACCTATATTTTCAATCAATCTCATAGTTCTAATGTAAGTCACCCATTAAGAATCAAATCTGATGCTGGTGGAATACAAACTACAACTAATGCTGGAACTTTAGGAACAGATGCAACTGTAACCTATCAGCCAGCATATCCAGGTGCTCCTAATGATCTTAGATATTATTGTCTAACTCATGGAAATAACATGGGCAACACAATCACGATGAACAATCCAAATACAATTCAACAAACAACATCTTCGACTACTACAAGCCAATCGAATCCTTACGGAACACCAGATCCTACAGCAGAATATCCACAGGAAATTTATAAAATAGATAGAAAATCAGCAGAAAACAGAGCAGTAGTTCAATTTGAATTAGCTGCTGCTTTTGATCTAGCAAATATACGAATACCATTAAGAGTATGCACTAAAGAATTATTTCCTTCTATTGGTACGTTTATGCCATGAGTGATTGGAAAGAAGCTGCTCTCAGTCATGCAAAGGTCGAAGATCCTAAAGAATGTTGTGGTCTTTTGTTAAATGTAAAAGGAAAGGAAACTTACTATCCTTGCCGTAATTTATCTATGACTAATCATCAGTGCTTCATTCTTGATCCAGAAGATTATGTTAGAGCAGATAACACAGGGGAAATAACAGCTATTATCCATAGTCATCCAATAACACCTCCAACTCCTAGTCAGGCAGACTTAATTAGTTGTGAAAAATCAAATCTGCCTTGGCATATTGTTAATCCAAAGACAGAACAATGGAGTTATTGTGAACCTAAAGGGTATAAAGCTCCTTTAATAGGAAGAGAATGGGTTTGGGGTGTTACAGATTGCTGGTCATTAGTGAGAGATTGGTACAAGGAAGAAAAAAATATTGAACTAAGAGATTGGAAACGACCCACAACTCCAGAAGAATTTATTAAAGATCCTATGTTTGAAAGATGTGCCGAAGCTACTGGGTTCAAAGAGTTAGAACCAAACGAGAAACTTGAAAATGGTGATTTATTATTTATGTCTATATTGGATGCTGGATTAAATCATGTAGGTATTTTTATAGATGGAGATGTCTTGCATCATTTTTCTAGTAGACTTAGCTGTAAAGAACCATACTCACCTTGGTTACTCAAATGTACAGGCAAGAGGTTGCGTTATGTTGCGTAAATTAAAACTATACGGAGAGTTGGCCGATTTTATAGGTCACAAAGAGTTTGAGATAAAAGTTGATAGTTTACCTCAAGCTATTAGTTTTTTAAGAAATAATTTTCCAGAAGTTGAAGCTTATATGAACCCTAAACATTATCAGGTTAAAATTGGTAATTATGAAATAAATGAGGATGAAGTAAACTTTCCTATAGGTCAGCAAGATATTCATATTGTTCCTGTAATTAGTGGTGCTGGTGGCGATACTTTTAATACCATTGTGTTAGGGGCAGTATTGATAGGTGCATCATTCTTCTTTCCTGGGGGAGGTTTGTTTAGTTATTATAGTTATAGTGGTGTAGCAGCAGGAACAGGAATAGGAACTCTTATCGGTACAGGTCTAAGTGCCATTGGTGCTGGATTAATACTTCAAGGTGTAGGCAATATGCTCTATCCGACAGAAGATCCTGAGTTTGAAGATAATCCACAAATATCATTCAATTTCTCTGGAACGCAAAATACAGCAAGGGCTGGTACTCCAGTACCTATTGTTTATGGTGAAATATTTACAGGATCAGTTGTTATCAGTGGTGATACAGATACAGAAGCGGTACAGGTATGATTGAAGATAACAAGTTTATTGCTGGATCTGGTGGTGGCGGTAAAGGTGGCGGTGGCGATCCACCAACTATTGCTGAAGATAATTTACACAGTAAACAATTTGCAACTCTACTCGATCTTATTTCTGAGGGAGAAATAGAGGGCTTTTCTAGTCCATCAAAAGAAGGCCGAACTAAAGGCACTGCTGCATATAAAACTGCTGCAAAGAAAGATATTTTTCTAGATAATACTCCTATTTTAGCTTCTACTGCTGATTCGACTAATCCACAAGATGTTGATTTTAACCATAAGAATGTAGACCTTGATATTCGTTTTGGCACAGACCCTCAAACTAAAATGGAAAAAGTTTCGGGGAGTGCATCTCTTTTTGGTGTGGCAGTAAAAGTTGAAAATGGTAGTCCAATTACACGACAACTTACTAATAATAGTGATTTAGATGCTGTAAAAGTTACTGTTACTGTTCCTATTTTGCAGATTATTGAAGACGATGGAGACATAGTTGGTAATGAAGTGAGTTTTGATATTCAGCTTCAATACAATGGCGGTGGTTTTACCACAGTTCATTCTGACACTATCAGAGGTAGAACAGCAGACGCTTATAACAGAGAATATAGAATTGCACTTACTGGTGCTCATCCTGTGGATGTTCGCTTAGTAAAAACAACAGATAATAGTACAGATAGAAATTTTCGAGATTTAATTTGGCAATCTTATTCAGAATTAGAAGATGATTCAAGTACATATCCAAACAGTGCATTTACAAGACTTCGTTTAGATTCAGAATTTTTTAATAGGATTCCTACTAGAAAATTTAGGGTAAGAGGAGTAAAAGTAAGAATCCCTGGTGCAGGAGCCAGTGGATCGGGCACTCCGACTGTAGATTTGCAAACAGGAAGAATAGTCTACCCTACTGGCTATATTTTTAATGGTGTTATGGGTGCTGCTCAATGGACAACGTGTCCTGCAATGATACTTCTTGATTTACTTACTAACACTAGATATGGATTAGGTAATCATATTATTGATAGCAATTTAGATTTATTCTCTTTTGTAACTGCAAGTAAGTTTTCTAATGAACTAGTTGATGATGGGTTCAATGGACAGGAAGCTAGGTTTGCTTGCAATATAAATATTCAGACAAGTGTCGAAGCCTTTAGTGTAATAAATACTTTATCGGGAATAATGAGATGTATGCCTATCTGGTCTGAGGGAGCTTTACTTCTTACTCAGGATAGTCCAAAAGATCCTAGTTATTTATTTACTTTAGCTAATGTTGGGCCAGAAGGTTTTAGTTATACAGGAAGCAGTTTAAAAACTAGAAGTACAGTAGTCGCAGTTTCATATTTTAATATGGAAACTAGGGATTTAGATTATGAGGAAGTAGAAGCGGAGGCAGCTTATAGAAGTAAATATGGGCTGCACGTTAAAAGAGTAAAAGCATTAGGTTGCACAAGTAGAGGTCAAGCCAGAAGATTTGCAAAGGCAATATTATTCGCTGAACAAAGAGAAACTGAAGCTGTAAACTTTTCTGTATCAATGGAATCTGGGATAGTTGTTAGACCTGGAACGATTATCAGCATTGCCGATCCAGCAAGATCAGGAGTAAGAAGAGGGGGAAGAATCGCTAGTGCTACAACAACTCAGATAACTGTAGATAATTCAGATGCAACTGATTTATCAACTGAAAATAATCCTAAATTGAGCGTAATAATGCCAAATGGGACAGTTGAAACTAAAAATGTAACGGGAATATCGGGAAAAGTAATTAATATTGACTCCTCTAGTCCGTTTAGTACCACTCCAAATTCTAATACTGTTTGGATGCTTGAAAATGATACTGTTAATGCTCAATCATTCAGAGTAATGTCTGTAGAAGAACAGGATAATGTAAATTATGCAGTTTCGGCTTTAGCTTATGTGAATGAAAAATATGCATTTATTGAAGATGGAGAGGCGATAACACCACAACAAATATCAATTTTAAATCTTTTAAAACCTCCTCCTACTGGATTATCAGCCGATGAAGTGATTGTTCTAATTAATAATCAGCCTGTATCTAAATTAATTGTTAGATGGCAGCCTGTAACTGGTGTTTCAAATTATATGGTGAACTATAGATTTGATGATAATAATATTGTTTCAGCTACAACAAGCAGTCCTGATTTTGAGATATTCAATACAAAAGTAGGAGCTTATGAAGTATCTGTTCGTAGTTTAAATGCTGCATTAGAACCTAGTGCTACGGCTGCAACTGACACTTTCAACACTATCGGTAAAACTGCTGTTCCTGCTGATGTTACTGGATTGACAGGAGAACCAATAGACAAAACAACTGTAAAATTACGTTGGGATTTAGCAACAGATTTAGATGTAACTCACGGAGGATTAGTCTATATAAGACACTCTACAAAAACTGATGGTACGGGAACATTTTCCAATGCAGTTGATCTAGCGAAAGCTGCTGGAAACTCAACTACTGTTGATGTTCCATTGCTCGAAGGAGAGTATATTTTAAAATTTCAAGATGATGGCGGTAGATTTAGTACAGGTGAAGCAAGTGTAATTATAGATTTACCAGATACAGTTGATGATAAATTAATTCAAACAAGAAGAGAGGATTTAGACGTTCCAAAATTTCAAGGAACAAAAACAGATGTTGCTTTTGATGCGACAACAAATTCTCTTAACTTAATTGGCGGTGGTTTATTCGATGATATTGGTGGAAGTATCGTAGGAACATTTGATGATGTAGGTTCTATAGATGATCTTGGCGGTATCAAACCACTCGGCACTTATGAATTTGGTGGAACGGCAGGAGGAACTTTCTTAGATTTAGGGGATGTATTTACTATAGATTTAAAACGGCATTTTTTAACTGAAGCGTTTTTCCCTTCAAACTTACTTGATTCAAGAAAATTAGCATTTCCTACGACTGGTACTTTTGATGGAGACGTTGCAACTGAAGTTAATGCTGAAATGTTAGTTGCGGTTACTCAAGATGATCCTAATAGTGGATCTCCTACTTATAAACCATTTCAAACTTTTGCAAATGGAAGATATAAGGGCAGAGGTTTTAAATTCAAAGTTAATTTAACAAGTAAAGATCCTGACCAAGATATTAGGGTATTTCAGTTAGGCTATACAGCCTCTATGGAGCAAAGAACTGAACTAAGTACTTCAACTACAGCAAGTGGAGCAGGAGCAAGATCTATTACGTTCCAGCATCCTTTCTTTGTGGGGACTGCTAATACTGAAGGTGGAGCAAATAGTATATTGCCTTCAGTTGGTATTACTGCACAAAATATGCAATCTGGAGACTTCTTTGAAATATCAAATGTCTCTGGAACGGGTTTTACTGTTCATTTCAAAAACTCTTCAAATGCTTCAGTTGATAGAAATTTCAGCTATCAAGCTGTCGGATTTGGTAAAGCAAGTTAGAATAGGTTCAATGTTACTTTTTTAAATGGCTAGACCAGGATCTACTACCAGCGAAACAGGTAATAATTACAATACCGCCAACGGAACGGGTGCTGCGGTTCGTGCGAAGATCAATGAAATATTTACAGCCTTAAGAACATTAAGTGCTGGAAGTAGCGATCCATCAGGTGCAGCAAATATAGCTCAGTATCAGCCTCATATAAATACTTCTACTAACGAATTAAAAATAGCAACGGCAGTTTCAAATGATGCAGCAACTTATGTTGTATTAGGAAAAATAAACGAAGCAAACTTTGGTCATGTTGTAGCAGCAACTCCTGTGATGACAGGTGATGTAAGCATGAACTCCAATGGATTTCTAAAAATTCCTGTTGGTTCTACTGCTCAACAACCTGGTCAGGCTAATCAACCAGCAGCAGCAGCAGGACAGTTTAGATATAATTCTGATTTAAACCAATTTGAAGGTTATACAAACGCTTGGGGTGCTATTGGAGGAGGCGGTGGGGCTACTGGAGGAGGAAGTGAAGCTATTTTTCACGAAAATGAGAATCAGATGGATCAGGACTATACAATCGGTGATGGAACACCTAATATAAATGCAGGAGTTTTTGGTCCATTGACCATTAACGCAGTTCTTACAATTCCTGCTGGTTCAGTAGTTTCTATCGTTTAACCATGGCTTTTATTATTGACGGATCAACAGGAATAGCAACAGTTGACGGAAGTGTATCCGCACCAAGTCAACGTGGGCAAGACCTTAATAGCGGAATATCGTATGCAGCAGATACAATAAAATTTTCAACCAATGGTGTTGAAAGAATGGCTATTACAAATAGCGGTGTAAGTGGAATAACTGCTGGAATAACTGTTGCAGATTGCTGGCACGTTACCAGTTCTTTTACAAACCCCAATCAAAATGGTGGTTTTATTGCAGCAGATTGGTCAAGAGCAACATATGGCCAATTAGGAAATATAGGTGCAGCTATTAATCAATATGGAGGTACTTTTTCTTTTAACCAAACAGGAATCTATTTAATAGATGCTACTGTAGGTTGTCACATAACAAGTGGTGGTGTAGATAGATATATACAAGCTAGTTTGTTATATGGTACTGGAGGTCATAATGGTTCTTTCTTGGGAAATCCAACAACACATTACACAAATTTAGGTGCTGGTACTTCAACTACGCATGGATTCGTAAGAACATCAATGATTATGGATGTCACAAACACAGGTGCAGCAAATACATCTGTAGATTGTTTTAGATTATATACCAGTTCTTCCAATACTAGTACTATCATCAAAGGTAGTTCGACAGGTTTAACAACTTACTTTACAGTTCTTAGATTAGGAGATACATAATGAGATTTGACGGAAGAGCAGACCACATAGAAGATTACCTTATTACTGTCAGAGATGGTCAATGGTTTTCTTGGAGTGATCCAAAAAATAAAATCTACTCAAATTTACTTGTTTTAGATGGTGGAGCAAAACCTACAGAATCAGATTGCACAAATGGCCTTGCTGCATTACAAGCTGCTTGGGATTTAGAGAATGATAGTTATAAGTCACAACGTAAAGCAGAGTATCCAAGTATTGAAGATCAGCTAGATACGATTTATCATAGTGGTGTAGCTGGTTGGAAAACTAAAATCAAAGCTATCAAAGACAAGTATCCAAAACCTAGTTAAGTATGGCAAGTATAAAACTAAAACACGCATTAGGTAATAGCACTATTTTAAATAGTCCAGCAGCTAATCCCAGTGCTGATGTGACTTTAAAATTACCATCTACAACTGGATCGGCTGGTCAGGTTTTAAAAGTAGCAAGTGCGAACCACAGTGCTACAAATGCAGAACTAGAGTTTGCTGCGGATGCAGGAGGTAAACTTTTAGCTCGATACCTTGCTACCAGTACAGCAGAATACTCCTCTAGTTCTGGGAGTTTTCAATCTGCTCATAGCATAACACTTACTCCTGCTAGTACTAGTTCTAAATTTTTGATAATTTATATGCCAGCAAGACTAGTTACCAATGGCAGCAGTGATAATGAAATAACATTCACTGATGGGTCTAACAACTCAAACCAATATAGAATTGCTGCTGGAGGTTCAAGTTATAAAAATCCAACTCTTACTTTTTTCCATAATCATAGTATTAGCGGTTCTACCACTTTTACTGCCCGATATAGAAATATAAGCGGTAACAGCGATACATTTTTAATCGGTGACAATGGGAGCACTTCGATGCTTTTAATTTTGGAGCTTGAATAATGAGACTTTTAATCACAACAGTAAAAAAATTATATTCTTCAGTAGAATCTTTCTCCAGAGATGGGGATATCTATAAGGCTTATGACAAAGATGGCAAAGCAGTCACAATAGATAAGTCTGCAATAGATACTGAACACGCAAAAGAAAACTATGTTGATGTCAGAGAAAATCTGTATCCAGATATAAGAGATTTTGCAGATGCAATGTACTGGAATAGTAAGGGAGATTCGACTAAACTAGAAGCGTACTATGCTGCTTGTGAAAAGGTAAAAACCGACAATCCAAAACCTAGTTAATTATGTCAAAAATTAAAGTCAACAGTTTAGAAGGAGTACTTGCAAGTACACCAGCAATCAGCATTGATAATACATCTGGAACAGCAAGTGCCAATCTTACATCAGTAAGCGGTGGACAATTTGGTAATAGAAATATGGTTCATAATGGCGAATTTGTTATAAGTCAAAGAATTTTTTCATCTGCTGTTACACAAACAGGAGAGGCATTTACCCTAGATAGATGGAAAACAAGAATGAATGTAAACAGTAAGTTTTCTGTTCAGCAAGTAGCTGACGCACCAGAAGGGTTTTATAATTCTGCAAAAATTACATCTTTAGCTGCAACAAGTGTTGGGGCAGATGACTATTATCAATTTCAACATTGCATAGAGGGTTTTAACTTAAATCCAGCAAATTTTGGAACAACAACAGCAAAAGCTTTAGTATTTAGCTTTTATGTAAAAAGTTCTTTGACTGGTACATTTTCAGTTGGTTTTAGTAATAATGCAGGGGATAGATACTTTGTTCAAAATTACACAATTTCAAGTGCAGATACTTGGGAAAGAAAAACTATTTCTATTCCAGCTATAACAACAGGCTCTTGGAATAGAGGTAATACCGAAGGTTTATTCATTTATTTTACTTTGGGGGCTGGCTCTAACACACTAAAATCAACAGGTTCTTGGGGTACTTCTTTTGGTAGAGGTGGCACTGGCGGAGCGAATATAGTTGCAACAAACGCAGCAACTTGGCAAGTTACAGGAGTTCAATTAGAAATCAATGACACTGGTGTAGCAACTGAGTTTGAGCATAGGCCAGTCGGTCAGGAGCTTGCTTTGTGTCAAAGATATTATGAGTTAATAGTGGAAAGAGATGAAGGATCGAACGCAAAAGAGAACTGTATAGGTCTATTTTGGTGTGATGGTAGCAGTTTTTTTCCTTGGGTAAAGTTTCATGTAAAAAAGAGGTCACAGCCAACTCTAGAGGTAAGTGATTTTACTAATGCTTTCAGAGCATATGGAACTGGTGGTGGTGTAAATGTCAGTACTTTGGGTACTAACACATTGCATAGAGATGGAATGTTACTAGAAAAATCAGGAAACCCTGGTTCTGTTGGATTTGTTCGAACTTTTGTTGATGGCAGTGATGGGTTAAAAGCCATTGTTGCTGCTAGTGCGGAGATTTAAATTATGGCATTTCCAACAAACCCTATCTACAAATTGTACAATTCTACATTAGATGGTGCGACTACAGAGTTTATTATGAAAAGTGATGGAGTAGAAAAACTAAAATATATTCCAAAAGACCCTGCAAACATTGATTACCAAGAGTACCTTGAGTGGGCTAAGACCAATACAGCCGAAGCTGCTGATTAATTAACCTTTTCTTGCATTTGTCTTGTCATTAAACCCATAGTGACGTAAAGAGGGGATAAGGCTAGAATAAGCAGTAATACAAGCACACTTGAAAAAGATAGTGCTTTCAAAATTGCAAATTTAATCATGTTTCAAAAA